CTAACCCATTTGAATCTGTGTATGTATCTATTGGCTCAATGTTTTGAGCTGGATTAGCATATGCTGGTTCACTATACATTTGATTTTCCAAAGCATAACCAGTATTGTTTTTAACAGGTTTTGCCAATTTATATCCGAATTGTGTAGCAGCACGAACATTACCAGTAGATTTTTTATTGGAACTAAATGCAAATGGTGTCATTACACCAGGAACACCGGCTGTAGTGCTAGCTTCATTCTTCTTCTTTAATTGGGTATCTACCTGTTTTTTTATTTTTTCACGGGTAGATGGTGAAATTTTGTCTGCGTGTGATTGCAACCACGCATTGTAATCTTGTTTAGAAATACGAGACATTTCGCTATCTCTGTAATATTGAGCGTATTTTTTTACAATGTCTCTAAATGGATCACCCGATTCTTTAAGCAGTTTTTTCATTTTGAATTTTTTTCAATTCTTCGACCAATTCGTATGCGGTCAAAAGAGATGTAAGTTGATTTTCTTTAACCAATCCTACAACGTTTTTACTTGAAAGTTGAGTTATAGTTTCATTCAATTTAATCTTAATAACCTCGTTATTATTGATTGATGAAATATACTCTTTCAAAATCTCAGAAACCCTCTTGTATTCTATATTTACAAACTCGGTGAATTTGTTAGTATTAGATACGTTTGTAATATATTCTTTCAACAAACGCTTTTGATCTGGTAGCAAGTTACTATATTTTTTATTGAAGTTTTCAATTAGGAACTTATACGCTAACAATCTAACCTCGGCTGGTTGACTATCATAAATGTCTAGTGGTTGTAAATCACTCTTTTTATCCTTAGTTAAACTTTCAATGACACATTCTCTTGCTTCTACCAATTCTTCTACTCCAAACTTAACTTCATTTAAATTCTGATTCTCAAATAATTTATAAACCGATGCATGCAATTTATAATTTGGAATCTTATTCTTCAAAAATTCATCGATGTTGTATTGTTCCTTGATTTCTTTAACCAAGTTATATTTTTGTTTATTCAACTTATGTGCATCAATTTTGGAACGTGTTTGCAAAACCACATCAAGAATTCGTTCTGCGGTTTGAGGATTTTTAGAAGACTGTGATGATACGAAGTTGTATAATTGGAACTCCCTGCCAAGTTCTTTTGATTCGTTGAAATATCTGAACATTAGATTTTTCGTGAATGATTCATCACGGCCGGCAAGAATATCAGACGTTATTTGTCTGGTAAGTAGTTCGAATAGAATACCGCTATTCTTAAACTTTGAATGTTTCGCTTTCTTATGCATAAGTTCCAATTAAATATAAATATAAATAGAATTTAAAAATAATCACTATTTATACTATTCTTTATTCTTTTATGTTGTTTTCGTCCATGAACGAAGGTTTATTTTGAGATTCCTTTAAAATATCTTTGTGACTATTGAATGCTTTAACTAGAGATGATATAGATTCCATAGACAATGGAGATTTATTTTTGTACTTGTGTGTTGGTGATAAATCACTATCTCTATTATTTTCTAAAGTGCCTAGTGGGTCTTCTCCAAATGGATATTTGCTAGCATCTTTTCTACCGGTTTGATCTCTTTTCTTTTCTGTGATTGGAGGAGTGCCACCCGCTGGTGCTGCACCAGCGGACGATGTATCGGCTTCTGCACCGCCGCCACCGGCTTCAGCACCACCAGCGGATGATGCATCGGCTTCTGCGCCGCCGCCACTGGTTTCAGCGCCTCCACCAGTACCTCCATCAGTTTCTTCACCCTTTGATTTCAAGAAATTCAAGGCTGGATCATTTCCTTCTTCTTCAATTTGTTTAAATCTATATGTTGCTTTAGCATCATCAATAAGTTGCTTTTGTAGATTAATCATGTCTTGATCAGACATACTGAATACGTTGTCATAAATCCACTTCTTACTGAACAACTTTTGTTCTTGCATGTCCTTACTAACTTCAACCTTACTCTTCCAAACATCAATCTTTTCTTTTTCAAAGATTGTAGATGGATTTGTCAATTCTAATGTAAAGTCAACAAGTGATTCGTCACGATATCCTTGAGAATATAAATGAATAACAGCAATCTTGTTCAATTCACTAACAATAATACGTTGAACACGTTGAATTGTACGAGCAAAACGGATATCTTCAGCTGCCAATGTAGCTTTACCACTTAAACTTTCGTCGTATCCCAAAAATGCTTTTGGAATTTTGAGTGCTGCCATCAACTTGTTACGTAGATATTCGATATCGTCTGTTCCGGTCCATTCAAGACCTGGCAAATTGCTAATATCGGTACCACTATCACCACCACGAACTGGCAAGAAAAAGTCTTCTACCATGTTTTGTAGATTGAAACGAAGATTGTAATCACCGGTAGCTTGATCCAAATACGGAGTCTTTTTCATCTGTGCGATGATACGTTCCATATGATTATCAACCTCATTTGGTGGAATATTACCAATATCTACCTTGAAAATTCTCTTTTCAGGAGCACGCATAATACGATGAATCAACATTGCGTCTTCCATCAAACTTAATTGTTTCCATACACGACGAGCACCTTCCAACATACTCTTACCGTATGGTAAAAAATTGCTATCGCTTAACAAGCGAAAATGTGCAATTTGATAATTTTCTAAATCTTCCATTTTGTTTCCGTATGGAAGATTGACTTGGAACTTAACGAAATTCTTGTTTTCTAAATGTGTATTTTCTAAACGAGTTACATAATATGAACTGAGAGGTTCAACCATGTATACACCATATTCTGGACTAATATGTAATCTCAAATAAAAATCACCATACTTTGCTAAACTACGAGTCCAACTCCAAAGATTGAATTCAATATTCAAGATATCATAAAACAAATTGTTTAATATTTGTTTGATATCATCATTTGATGATTTTACTGAAATGATATCACCCAATTCATTTTTACTAGTACATTCGTCTGCATAAATGTCAAGTGCGGATGAAAGGATTGGATCCATATCCATTGTATTATGGACGAAACAAGAATCCGTAGCAAAATTCTGATACTTTTCAACAGTAACATCGTAAACTTCTATTTCTCCTATATATTCAATATCAACAATTTTGTGATTAAGAGATGACTCTATATAATTTTTAAATGATTTCCAATCAGTGTTACTTTTCTTCAAACGATTCTGTAGAACCGAATAATCACAATTTAAATCTTTAACTAATCCCCAAGATGTTAATTTTCCGTGTTGTTTGTAATAATTTAACGCTTTAATTTTTAATATATCAATTGTTAAATCATCTCTATATTTTGGATTGTTTTTTTCCGTTTGATCTCTATTAACAAATATTTCTTTTAAAGTATTAGATCTTTTATCATTTGATTCAATGGAATGTTGTTTTCCATAGAAAGGATTGTTTATACCAACTCGATATCCGTTCCATCTGTGAAATTTTCTATTTTTATATCCAGTTGAATTTTTGATCTTTTCCAACGTATTTTGTTTATTTTCAACCGACCAAATAATTTTATTATTTAATTCTGCGTGAAATTTTCTATGATCAGAATCTAACATTATACGTAAATTCTCTGGAAGATTGTTTGTTTTATCAAAATTTTTATGATGAACAACTTCGTTGGAACTTAATTCCCGATTAAATTGTTCGGCGACTATTTTATGTTCTGTTTGCCATCCTTTACTAAAATTATACAAACTTCTATATCCATTGTTGTAGAAATCTTTTTGATAAAAAGGCATCACAGACTCGCCAATTGATAGATCTTCTAATTTTTTATATTCTCCATTTCTCATTAAAAATGGATGTCCGGCACTTCCTATTATGAATTGTCCATTGTCAAAAATTACTTTCCAACACTTTCTAGGACCACCTTCTTTCTTTCTAGGATGATATGCTTTACCTAATTTTACACTGTCAGTTTCGTGATCGTATGAAAATACATAAAATCTTTCTTGGGGTTTATCTTTATATCTCTCCGTTAGTTCAGCTATAGTTGGTTTAGTACCATCTGGTAGAGGTATGATTGTATCAGGACCAACACAGTCATAATCACGAAATAATTCTATACGACTGCTTTGATATGATAGATTAAAGTCGCGGGTATACGAATTATATGCCGTAGTTCTGAGACGATTAAAACGATCTCTTAGACTATTACGATCAGTTGCATACTGAATTTCATCAGTATCTATAACCTTCAACTTCTTACCGCCAACGTTTCTAACAATTACGTCGTTGCTAAACAGACGTTTAAGTCTGGCAAAAAGTGATCTATTCTTTAATTCTTGAAATGATTTATCAGTCATGTTTTACCGCCATATATATAAGTATTTATAACAACCATTTTAAGCTTTCTTTTTTGCCGTTTACATTGGCATTTGGAGAAAAGTCCCACGATTCAGATGCTTGACCAATTGGTTTTGTTAATATTGTTTGATTATGTACACTGGTTACTTTGTTGATTCCGGCCAACATTTGTCTATTATATTGTATTTGTTCGTTTCTCAATTTAAGTGCAGTATCTCTAACCCATAATCCAATCGCCAAAGACATTACCAAGTCATCATTATAACCTCTCATAGCTTCTGCTTTTGGACCATTCCAAATAAATACATTCAATTCTTCGTACAATCGTAGTGAATGAATTATTATAGTTTTTTCTCTGAAAAATGCTTCTAATTTACTAACCATCAGTGGTCTATTTTTAGTAGTTGTAGTAAATCCTGGTACCAACTTCTTATCGGATGTGTTGAGTTTATTTGTATAAGTTCTTTCAACATCAACTATAGTCAAATCAGATGCACTATAAAATGTATTTTGATAACCTCTATCAACAACCTGTTGTATTGTTGCCCAACCAACGTTATTATTTTCTATAACCAACAACGCATTATTGTACTCTGTAGCTATTGATACTAGAAGATTACCATAATCTTTTGTAGTTAATTGACCTTTATATTCAGCCACTTGTTCCAAAGACTCCACATCAAATATGTGAAATGAACTAAAATCTCCACCATCTCCTCTCGCACAATCTGCGGTTAATATATAATTTTTGCTATAATCTGGATAAGACCATATCCACATGTCTTGATTATTACCACGTCTTTCAACTGGGTCTTTTATATATGTTTGTTTATAAAACTCTAAAATATCAACCGCAACAACCTGATTACCAGATGTACTAAAATCA